CTGGAGATGGGCTACTACTATCAGGTGAGCAACAACTACCATCTCTACACTGAGCTTGATGAGCTGAGCTCCATTGCGGCGCGCGAAGTCATGGCGCACCATTGCCTTAAGAACGATCATTACAACGCGCCATTCATCGAGCCTGTGCTGGCCTCCCCACTAATGCAGAAAAGCGGCGAGCAATGGATGGAGGACTTGGCAGCATTCATCGCCAACCCGCTCCAGCGCACGCTGTTCGCCGACCCCTTCTTCAACGATGTGGCGGTGCCCATGTTCAGCGCGTGGCACGATCGCAAGATGGGGAACAGTGACGGCATGGACTTCGTGCATCAAATCGCTGCTGATGATTGGCAGCTTGCATGTGAACAGTGGATCGAAAGGCGGAGAAAGTGAACGAAGAACTTGTTGCTCAACTGAACTTCATCCGACGGGGCGGGCTCGTCAAGCGTTACCACACCGTCAACACCATCAATCCGAATACCGTGGCACACCACAGCTTCGGCGTGGCGTGGCTGGTCCACCTGTTGACCGATGGATGCAGCTACGACTTGATCATTGCGGCCCTGGCCCACGACCTCGCCGAGCAGGTCACCGGCGACATCAGCTCCCCCACCAAGCGCCGGTTCCCCGTAATGGCCGAGATGGTGCAGCAGATGGAGGATGAAATCCTTGAGTCCCATGGCATGTTCGTGCAGCTTACCGCCGCCGACCAGCGCATCCTGAAGATGGCAGACTGCCTGGATGGGATGCTCTTCTGCATCAATGAGATTGAATTGGGGAACGCTGCGGTCATTGAAGTTTACAATCGTTATCAGAACTACGTCCAAGAGCTGAAGCCACTGGGGCGCGAATGGTTCGTGTTCCAGGCAGTTCGCGCCATCATGAACAGGAGAATCGATGTTGTCAGCCAATGATAAGCAGGAAGGTGGCACCCACTATGCGGGCGAGTATCAACACTGGGACTTTGTCCGCGAGTGCCTTGGCGGTCGCTACCTGGAAGGGAACATCACCAAGTATGTCGCCCGCTGGCGCAAGAAGAACGGCGTCCAGGACATCCGCAAGGCGATGCACTACCTCCTCAAAGTTCGTGAGCTCTTTGAAAGTGCCAACATGGCCGCCCCAGACCCCGACCGGATTTGTGGCTCGGTCGAACGTTTCTGCAAATTAAATGAACTCGGACCTGAAGAGGCCCGAGTTATGCACTTGGCAGCGAATTGGAAGAACTCGCATGATCTGTTTGAACTACAGAAGACACTAATCTCGCTGGAGTCAATTGCCTTGCTGAAGATTATGTCCTAGCCACCCCCTGCGTCTTCTCATAGGTGCGTAGCGCACCCATACCAAGAAGGCCGAGCAACAGAGGTAGCATCTGCGTCAAGTCTGCGGGTGCTACCTCTAAAGTTTTGCCGAAAAGCGAGGCCACGAACTTACCAATGGGGAGGCCCACCCAGTTCCAGGCACAGGCCCCGCCACAGACCCAACCCACGAAGGGACGCCAGCCGCTGACGAAGATATTCGGGTTGGCGGCTTCGATCTTGTTGATATCCATCTGGCCCTGGTTCATCGCCATCTGGTTCTGCATGGTAGCGAGTATCAGGGCCATCTGGCCTTTTTCTTGTTCGCTCTTATCTGGGAAGAACCTACCCACCAGATCCTTAGCCAAATCCGCTATCGCACCGATGCCCAAGGCGTCCAAGCCCATAAAGCCCCCCTAAATGATGGTTAATGGTGAGCGCCAGTTGGCCCCTAAGCCGTTTGAATAAAGTTTAGGGGCCGCCAGCACACCTATTTTTTAAGTAAAACGCCGGAGATTCCGAGCTTGACCGCCGCCCCCGTAACGACGAGTCCAGTGATAATGAGCAGGAGTGCCCAGGCACCTTTTTTCGCCAAGTCCAGCTTCAGCTCATTCCAGAACGCGGTCTCGGCCTGCGCAGCCTTGATCTTAGCGTCGTGGAACCGGCGATGGCCGAGGAAGTCAGCCTCACCGTCTTCCCCAGGTGGGAAGGCGTGGTGCATGGCGTTCACGGCATTTAAGATCTCCGTGAGCTGCTGCTCAATGGAGGACAGTTTGCAGGTGTCGATTCTCTGGCAGGATGCATCCGGCATCTCTACTCCGTCACAGTGATGGTGGTGGGGTTGAGCGCCTTAATCTTTTCACGACCAGGACGCGGGACGACGATACAGCCCTTGCTTTCTTGGCCATAGTTCTTGGAACTAGGGCCGTGGATATAGAACGCGTCCCGCCCAAAGGACTCGCCGCTGATCATCGTCAGGTGGGCGACCATGGGACCGAGCGCAGGGCGCGACTTCTCCCAGGGGTCCACGCGATAGACGCCGCGTGGGAGGGGGCCGGTGGCGCGGATGGTCTGTGAGGCGGGATCGTTCTTAGCCGCCCCGTGGCCCGACCAGCCAAAGGCGATGAACATACCATCATCGTCAGTGATGGTGCCAGTGGACTGAGAGTAGTTGAGGTTCATAGTTCGTGCCCTGTGAAGTAGGTGGCCGCAGACCCACCAGAAATGATATGCATTCCAGATCCGGCGGCTTGGTTAGCCCAGCACCAGATAGATACCGTATCACCAGGAGCTAAGTCCACGATATCCTGAACACGCACACGACAGCCGTTGACCCCAGATGCATAGTCGGAGGATTCTGCAACCGCAGCCGCGTTCTTGTAGATCGCAAGCCTGACACGGTCTTGGTCAGCCAAGTTGGTGCTCACATCAGCCTGCGCAGTAACGAACAACTTCATCGCGTTGATGGCTGTGAAACTGTAGGCAGCTTTGGCCGCGAATGGCGTATTGGTTATGGGGGATGCCGTGACGTTGTAGCATCCAGTAGGGATGCCATTTCCATCGATATTCCCTCCCTCGTCGAACGTCACAGCGTCAAATCCAATTCGCTCGAATGTAGCATCTGTGAGGTTTAAATCGGCGCTTCTGTAGGCGCGAAATCGGGCCTTATTATTCTGCCACACCTGCTGGGTGAGTAGCCCTGCGCCAGTCTTGATGATATTATCAGTGCGGACCTCCCACCAATTCGGCGCCTTGATGTCCACGTCGTTAGTGATCAGCGTGGGGACCATATCAAGAAGCAGGGTGATGCGGTTATCACGGAATTTAGATGTGCCAGTAATGTTGAATGCCCTCTGTGCTGCATCAGCTGCATTCTCTAGATAGGCCGCGATGAAATTATCGTTGAATACTAAGTGGTCGCCGGTCACAGTGTAAGCGGTGACGAATTCCTGGATATCATCTCGTAGACTCGCCCCAATTCGGAGTGCATTGATAGATTCGAAGACTGAGCCGCCGGTAGGTCCGGTGAATGTAAATGGTTTGTCAATATATTTGATCTTGAACTTTGTCAGGTCAGCGAAGTAAACGCTTCCAAGCGTAGCATCAAAAGCGACACCGATCTGGGAAGATGTCGCTACTCCTTCTAACCAAAATCGTTCAAACGTCCAGTAGGATTTATTGCAAGTGATGAAAGTCTTCGAAGCTACGGCGGAGTAAACACGAAATCCCGCCCAGTGAAGTCCCCACGCTCCAACGATGAGTGTGCCCGTGTTTGTAAGAGTGATTTTGGTCTGGGAAGAATCGCCCTCGCCAGCTCCCACCATCGACACTCCGATGGTCAGCGGCTTATCAATGACGTAGTTCTTACCATTCCGCAGACGGATAGGGGTGCCAGTCGCGTTCGCATCAAAGAACGCCTGATAATCAGACGCTACACCGTCTCCTTTTGCCCCGTAGTCTTCAGGAGTTACGAAGTCCTGGGCGCGATTTGCGAGAGAACGAGCTTTAGTCATCTGTGTCTCCAGTTAACAGGCGGCCCAGCGGCCGAACACAACTCGTTTTCCCGCAGCCGCCCCACTGGGGAGACTCGCCGTCAGCGTCACGCTGGTCGCGGCGACGAAACTCGCCACGGTTGTCCAGTGGGTGGTGAGGTCATCCAGGTTGACCCCGACGATGTCACCGTTGGCGATGCTAAGGCCCGCACCGTTTACGGTTTCGGGAATCTCTATCACAGTCGCACCAGCAGTTTCTGCATTCAAAGTGCTGGTCTGGTGCATGTATTTGTTGAAGTAGCGGGCGCTTCCATCGGACTTGATACAGACCCAGCCAACAGGTGCGAAGCCCTTGGTCGGCTGTCCGGTGACGACCATCCCGCCACCAGCGACGGGGTTCTTCACACGACTGGCGACGCCCTGGTAGGGTCGGGATTCGGCGGTGTGGTGAACGACTGCCAGCATCACAGCCTTGGAAGTTGCGGTCACAGGAGAAATGGCGTTTCGCCACGCGACCTTGACGAACCGCACCCCGGCGCTGATCGCAGCAGCGGTGAGGACCATGGCTCCACCTGAAATGTTGGAACCCTGAGTCGCGTTGTTGCTGGAGATGCTGGTGAACCCTGAACCCTTGGCGACGAAGAAGTTCGCGTTCGCGGTGACTGGACCGAGGTAGGCATTGTAAAAGCTGATGCGGGGACGATAGGCGCACTCCGCGTCCTTCCCAAGCGAACCGTCTGCGGCCTGGGAGATCCAGGTGAAGTAGTCGCCCGCCGACACGGGGACGAAATCCGACTGGCACATCATCCCGAAGTTGTCGGTATTGTAGATACGCTGAAGGTCGGTCGTGCGGGCAATGAATTCCCCAAGCTGGGTATCCAGCACGACTTCGTTCAAGTCGGTATAGGCGACCGTCTCGCTGTGTCGGTATAGAGCCCAATCGTCGATAACGAGGTTATCAACTCCTGAGTCTGCCAATATCACTCCAGTTTCGTCGTAAGCACCTTCGGAAGCGTCATATGTGTTAATGAACACGTTGCGCTGAGTGTTTGAGGCAAGAGTAATGGTGACAGTGTCCCCGCCTCCAATCTCGAATCGGCAGTCGTGAAACTGGTTATCCCAACCACGATTGAGCGTGATGGCGGTCGTGGGGTTCGCGCCTTCGAACGTCCCGCCATAAAAGTGATTATGGTTGTGTTCGTAAGTCCCGCCAAAGGTGAGCTTCCCACACCGCTGGAAGTAGCAGTGATTTTCGTTGATCCACTGAACGGTGGACCCAACTGGAGCCGGGTTGGTTGCGAATTCAAGGTGCTGAATGTAGCCGAAGAACCATGTGCAGTAGGCGACGGATGAGTCGGAGGCGTTATCTGTGTCCGCATATACCTGGAGATAATCACAGTAACCAATGGTGATGGTCTGATCCTTGGTGCCCATGATCCGGCAGGTCGGGGTCGCCGTGGCTCCGCCCAATTTCAGGACCTTGTAAATATTCTGTGGAGGATTGGGCGTGTCAGCGGCAGTCCCGCCGATCTTCAGCATTACGGTGGAACCCTCCATCGTAATCGTGGAACCAGCGAAATCGAGGGCGATGCCTCGCAGGTCTAGAGTAGATTTGATGCGGTAGTTCTTAACACCGCGCAGCACCCGTCCAGTTCCAGCCAGCGCAGTCTTCGCAGCCGCGAACGCAGCGTAGTCGTTCGTAATTCCATCGCCGATGGCGCCGTAATCTTCTGGCGTCGCGATGTCTGCATTCTTATCGTGCTGGTTTCGCGAAGTAGCCCCGACCTGCACCTGCACGTTGACATCAGCGATTGCACTCGCATTCGTGATGTTCTGCGACACGAACTGCAAGCAGTCCCCAGCCGTAGCACCGATGGTGAGCGTGATGCTAGTGCTGGAGGTTTCGGTGTAGTCAGCGGGGCAGAGTTTCGCGCCGTTCTGGTAGATGGCGATCGTGTTGATGCCAGTGACGTAGGCGTTGGAGAGATTGAACAGCGTCTGCCCAGCCGTGGCGATGATCACCTCGTTATACATCGGGGTGTCAAGGATACTGGCCGCGCCAGAACTCACGTTGTCAATGGGGTAGGGGAAGATCGTGACGTCGTTGGCGTCAGTGAGGAGGAATTTGTAGGGCAAGGTGGAGAGGTAGATCTGCGCGATGCCACTGGCGTTCAGGATCACCGGATTGGTCAGCGGCGTCGCACCAGTGGAGTCCGAGTAAAGCGCCTGGGGCACGTTCGTCCCAGCCGCGTAGGACCAGAGCTTCCCACCGGGGATGGGGACAGCCTGTCCACTGGCGTTGATCTGTAGCGGCTGGAAGACCAGCATCGGCATTAAGGAAGTTGCGTTCGCCACCTAGTTCTCCTCATCAGAAGGAGCTGAGGACTTGCCAATCTCAGCAGGCATGAGTTTATTGACGCGATCCACCAGCGCAGCGAACTGCGGGGAGCCAGCTTTCAGATCAGAGGCTTGGAGCAGGAATTGCTTGCCCGGTTTCGTGGTGAGTAGCCACTTCATCGCAGCGGCAGGGGTGGAGACCACGCGGCGGGAAAGAGTGTAGGCACCTTCCGCAGAGGAAGTCTTACCGGCAGTTTGCAGGTGACCCATGAGCTCCACCAGCCCGTTCAGTTCCCAGCGGCCTTCACCACCCTTGGGAACAGTCACGCCCAGGGCTTCGGCGAATTTGGGGTCGGTCATCTTCTTAGCGAATTCAATGGGCTGGAACTGGTAGTTCGGGTTCGGGTTACTGCGGTTCATGGACTGATCCACAGCCTTGTTCACCATGTGCAGCCGCGCCGCCGCCTTACCCTTTTCACCCAACTGGGGAACGATCTCGCGCAGTTGATCCTCGGTCATGGAGGCCATGCGGTTTGCCACGACATCAGGTGTATCGGTGGAAAGCAGGTTAATGAGCGAGCGCTTCTTGAACGGCACGACTTCAGCGAGATGAGTTTCCCGCATAAGTCGATCCTTTGCAGCGGTTCCAGGGCTAAGGGCCGAGGTCGCTTCAAGCGATTGGTCGATCCCCGTCTGCAACTCCTTCAGCGCGGCGGTGGCATCGTTACCCGTGAGTTCGCTACCGGGCGTGCCCATGGCCTGTCGCTTCTGCTGGATGCCCTTACGGTAGTTCGCGAGACCAGTGTAGGTGGCCTGGAAGTCAGAGCCATTATCAACGATCGGGCGCGTCGTGGGGTTAGCCTTTTCCCAGGCGGCGAGGCTACCCTGCACCCGCGCCATCGCAGCGTCCACAGCGGTCTGCGGGGCCTTGGAATTGTGGTTCAGCACCACCCAGCCATCGTCCTTGCCAATGCCCTTCTGGACGAGCGCGGTGTTCGGTGCGGCAAGCTGATCCACCGCATCAACCGTGGCGGCGACGGGCGTGATCTGCCCGGTGCGCAGGTCCACGACTACACGGGGACGATCCAACGCCTGTTCCTGCGCGACGCGGTTAATCGCTTCTACGCTGGCGGCGCTGTCGCCCGAGCCGTTAGGCTGTGCCGTGACTTTGACATTCTTGGTCGTGAGATCCTTCTTAACGCGCTTCAGGTAGTCCACGAGCGGCTTGTTGACATTCGCCTCACCAACCGTTTCAGGACCATGCTGCTTGAGTAGCCGATCCACAGTCGTAAGGGCGGGTTCCATTTCTGCGGCACCGGCCAGGGCACCCGTATCAGAGGCGATGGCCTCTTCGGCGAGTCGGCTGACCTTCTGCTGCGCAGCCCAGCGGTTGATGTTACCATTCGCTGCGATGACCTTGGGCAAGTCATTCCCAGCCTCGTTAGCGAGGTTGTAAAGGACCACAGCCTGCTTCTCGCCAGCGTTGCGGGCAGCGACGAGCGCTTCCATGTTATCGTAGCCCGCCTTCATCATGCGGGTCTTCAACTGATTCTGGAAGTTCTTGACTGCACGAGTAGCCTGGACCTGCTGCGCGACGTTTTCAGCGCCGAGGCTTCCCACAGGGGCGGCGGTCGCGTGCTCACCCAAGGTGCGGACCTGGGAAGCGGGGTTGGTTACGAGGTTGGACGCGTTCGTGTCCACATTCCAGAGGTTGGCAAGATCCTCAATCTTACCAGCCGCACCGGGGAGCCGCTTGGGATTCTTGTCGAACAGGGCCTTGCCGAAGTTCATGATGCGCTGGATGCCAGGAGCGACAACGGTGCCCACGCCAGTTTCAATGACAGGGGCGGCGACACCAGCGGTCATGCCAGCCATGGCACGATTGGGGATAGAGCCATCAGTGGTAGCGGCGGTCACACCAGCGGTCTTAATGGCTTCGGGGAGCGCACCAAGGTAGATGTCCTTAGCCTTCATGGCGAGGGACGGGGCTTCACGTCCAGCGGTCGCAGCCGCCTGTTCCAGTGCGACTGCGCGGTTCGTAGCGTTGAGCGCGGCCCCAGGTGCAGCACCGCCGACATTCGGGCCACGACCGATGGCGAATTGACCCGCCATGTGGAGGGGATCTAGCCCACCTTCCAGCGCAGGACGACCCTGCCGCTGATTCTGGATGATACCCATGAGCTTGGACTGCGCCTTGGACCAGAGCTCCATGCCAGGATTACCGAGCCAGGAGGCAGGCTTCGTGGCGAGCGTAACGACATTCTGCGCACCCTGCTCGGCACCACCCACAAGACTATGGAAGGGAGCCGCCAAGGCGCGGAGCGTGGGATTCGCGTTGGGCGCTTCCATGTTCAACTGCGCTTTCATCATCCCCGGCTTGTAGGTTGGAGCGGTGGACATCGCCAAATACTCTTCAGGCGTCATACCCAGGAGTTTCGTGGCAATCTGGAAGTCGCCCATCACCTTGGGGTCGCCGGCAGCGGAATAAGCCTTGGGGGCGTCAGGCCCCTTCTTCCAACCACCCCAGAGATCAGGCGTATGCCAGCCGGGAGTTTTGAACTTCTTCTGCTCACCGGGCGCAATCTTCGTATCATCGAGCCAGATGTAGCCATCAGGACGGATAACAGTCTCCAGCCCACTGGGGAGCTTCACCTTCTGGACATCAGTCTGCCATGTGGGGTTGTCAAGCTTCGCGCCACCGGGTAGGGGTGGGAGGACTGCGGGCGTATCCACGCTGGCACCAGCGGGCAGAGGCGGGAGTCCGCTGTCCAGCTTCGCGCCTTCGGGGAGGGGCGGTAGGGCGCTCATTACTGCACCGGTTCCCAAGACTTGCCATCAGCGGACAGTTGGACCTTGCTACCGTCGGCCAGGGTAGCTGTGGGGCGCGTATTGGCGAGCGCTGGCTGGCCTCCAGGCGTGCCGGAAGTAACTTTAGCGCCTACCTGGGGCAGCTTAATACCATATTTGCCCATGAGGACGCGAACATCAGGGTCCAGGCGCTCGGCGATGGAGCCATTCCGGTTGTATTTCGCATAATTCGGCTGCATGGAAGTCAGGCGGTCACCCATCAAGTGAGCCATCGTGTTGATAAAGCCCTTGATCTGCGCAGGCGAGCTGATGTTGGAGTTCGCCTTGAGCAAGCGAGTTTCTTCAGCTTCACCGATGACACCGGCACCCTTGGCAGCTTTCAGCACTTCGGGGACCACCATCGCGGAAGCGGCAGCGTAGTTCGTGGGAGCAGCCCCACCAGTGGCCTTCGCGATCTCCTGCTTAACACGGTTCGCAAGCTGGACATCGTTGTTATTCAGCGCGTCGCCCAGTTTCTCGAGGAAATTCAAGTGACGCGTGGCGGTCGCAGCGGCGGTGATCTGGCGACCAGTCACACCGGCAGGACCGTATTCCTTACGACCAGCCACGACGTCGGAGACATCGGCGTCACCGGGCAACCCAGACTCATGCCCATACTGGCTGATCGCCAAGTAGTTCGCACGAGCCACAGCCCGCTTCTGGTTCAACGGTGTGCGGGTGGTGATTTCAGGCGGCTTGCGTTCCCAGCTACCCCAGAGATGCGCTTGCGCCTCAGCAGAAGGATCAGCCATGGGCTTGGAGGGATCGAATCCATCCATCGCTGCATCATTCTGCGCAGCCATCATGATGGCATTGGGTTTCCTGGCGGCGATCAGCGCAGCTTCCTCAGATTTAAGGTTGTGGCGCTTCTGCTCTTCAAGCGCCGCAGTTTGGTGCGCCTTCACCTGGGCAGCCTGAGATTCCTGGAGGCGCACCGTTTCACTCTGGGTAAAGGCGTGCATCTGCGCGATGATATCATCACCAGGGTAGGTGGGATACTTCTCAGCCGCAGCTTTCGCTTTGACAGGGTCGATTTCAGCAAACTTCTGGAGCGCAGTCGGCCAAGCCTGCGCACGCTGCTCAGGGGGAAGCGCCATCAGGCCAGCGGTCACGCGGCTGGCCTCTTCGGTGTGCTGCTTGTCAATCGTCAACCGGGCGAGATCAGCTTCACGCTTGGCCTTGTCCGTAGCGGCGATGGCCTGTTCCGCCTCGTGGGCAGCCTTCACGCCAGCGGGCGTCCCAGTGGCCCGGTAGGCTTGCGCGAACTCAGCAGGTGTAGCTTCGCGGCCAGCCGCCTTGGCAGCTTCGGTGACACCAAGGGCGGTCTTCTTGAGCAGGTCGGCGTCGGCGAGTTGCTGATTAGCACCGAGTTGCTGAGTCTGAAGCAGCCCAGTCTGCGCCCTCATCTGACGCATCTGCTGGTTCTGGAGATCTACTTCCTGCGGCGACTTGATGGGGGTGACCCCATGGCCGAGCATCTGGTAGATGGAAGTATCTACGGGCATCTGCGGCTCCTAGGGAGTATTGTTGCGATTCGTCCAACCGTAGGTGAAGGCGTTCACCCCAGTATTGAGCGAATTGGAAATTGCGTTAGCTGCGCCGATCTGGGCTGCACCGGAAGCATTGGCCGCACCCATCAGGTTGTTGGAGAAGGTGTTCGTGTAGTTCTGGCCCGCCTGCTGATTCGCGGCATTGGCCTGGGAGCCCAGTCCTGCGATGGAAGACAACCGACCGAACTGCTGATTGTTCTCTTGATTCCAGCGGCTGAAGGAATTGTTGTATTCCTGCGAGGCGAAGTCCTGGTTGTAGCGGCTGAGTGCCTTCAGGGTTCCACCACCAAGCACGCCACCACGCGCCGCAGCAGATCGTTCAATAGCCTTTGCACCTTCTGACATACGGAAGTCATAGCCAGGATCCTTGATGAAGTCGGCCATCGTGAAGCGCCGGTTGAGGTCACCACCATTCTTGGTCAGGTCACCAAGCTGGCCGAGGGCTACCTCACCAGCCTTGCGCCACGGGGCCTGATCTTCGCGCTGCTGCTGATACTGCTCATAGGCAAGCCGATTACTTTCACTGGCGGCATTCGCCTGAGTCTGTGCTGCACCACGCGCAGCATTAGAAGAAATGAGAGCGCCGCCGACTGTGCCGACGACTACTGCTCCGGCGACCCATCCGCTCATCATTGACCTCCGTAAATTCGTGCTTCAAGTTTAGCGATATCGCGCTCATTGTCAGGATTCGGGTGAACAGTGTGGGCGATAACATCATCAGCGGCAAAGATCACCCGCTTGGTCCCGGGCTTCGTAAGAATGAACGTCGGCGGCACGATACCAGTTGCGCCATCCTCGGTGATGATAATGAGCCGTCCCTTGAGCATAGTAAGTATACACTCTTCGCGGTATTCAGGTGTGGTAAAAAGTGTTCCTTTTTGTATTTTTGCGACGCGAATGTAAAGCCCATCAGTGAACAGGTGCTCAAGACCATGGTCAGCCTGGGGCATGAGCAGGAGTTCCTGCTCCAAGAGCTCAATGGCGGTGCGCAGGGCGTAACGATCAGCACCGTCCTCCAGCAGGTTGATGAGGGTATTCCAGGTCGTAGCCACGCCAGGGGAGGCGATAACCTGATACTGCGCACGACGCGCCTGAACTACGGCATGACGGTAGTCAATCGTAACCTCTTCACCAGCCTGGATGGCCCGCAGCGTTCGCATATAGCCGCCACCATCGGGCAACGGCACCGTTTCCGCATTGGGCTCATCGGAGTGGTTGGTCATGTAGCCCAGCGGCGTGCGATTCAATCCTTGGCGCACCAGCCCAATGACTTCGTTCTGCGCGTAATCATCAGCGGCGAAAACACCCTGCCCGTGTATGGGGGAGGCTGCGATGACGAACTTGTAGTTGTCCTCCGGCATGGGGATGCAGTCGGAACGATCGGCCGCGTGGCGGGCGACGTCCTCGGCCGAAACCCCAATGTCAACGAGCATGGACTCGTAGCTCACTAGACCACCTTCACGCCAGAAACCCGCAACGCCATGACAGACGCGGCATCGCTAAGGGCGGTGATATAATCCCCGACCTCTAGCGCCTGACCAACCGCTTGATAGATCGGGTAAGTCGCGCCAGGGCCGACGGGCTCGGACTTAGCGAGCATATTCGCAGCAGACGCGGACCCACCGGACTGCACGATGTGGAACGTGAAGGTCCGGGCCACAGTATCGGTATTCGTGACTGACGCACTCCTGATGATAGACCGTGTATTCGCCGGAGACGCGTAAAGCCCAGGCGTCGCCGCAGCGGCGGTGGGGAGCAAGGTGCCTTGAACGAAACAGGCGGGCGTTACGGACATAGATCCTCCTACTTAGTGGCGATTGATCGTGATCCAGGGGTGTCAGACTCGTAATGCAGCCCGAACGAGATGCCGAAGGGATTAGCCGCAGGTGCCGTGGCAGTCGCAGCGATCCGGCGCAGGCGCATCACGATCTGTGCCCCGATCCGCAGGTTTGTGCCAGGAATCATGGCGATGCTGGTTATGCGGTGCGTTCTATCTGGCTGTGCTGCGGGAATTGAGGCTTCACTACTTACCGTGGTCGTAGTCGTGAAGGCAGTCGCGCCAAAGGCCCCTTCAACTGGATTACACACAGAGTATTCAACCTCCCACTTCACCCCTCGCACCGTGGCGTCATTCAATCCGCCTGTTACCCAATGCAGATGAATCTGAACGTTGGTGCCCTCCTTCCAGTCGTGCAGGAATTCCTGGGCTTCCATGTAGATGTAATCGTTGACAGCGAACTGGAAGGCGTAGAGGTTCCCCACCAGGGCGTTCCATGCCGGAGCACTCGCCGCAGGAACCTTCGCGCTGCTGATACTGGCGTTCCAATCGTTCCAGGTGGTTAGATGATCACCACCTGGCATCTCAGGGAATGAGTAGTCGGCGAGCTCGGCTACCGGCACCATCCTGACGTCCATATCAAGCTCAGCAGTAGCAGGCGCGGGGGCAGAGTCATTAGCGAACGCATCAAGAACCAACGACGTATCGGATAGTGGATCAGCAGAAAATCCGCCCACGCGACGCTGAAGCTGAATCAGCCAAGTATAGAACGCCGGAGAGAACGCGTTATTCAGGATACAGGCATTGGGCGGAGGGGGCGGGGGCAGTAACGTCTGCTGAACTACGGCAGTCGTCGTAGCGGTAGCGTTCTGCTGCGCGGTCGTGGGCGTGGGCGCGGTAGGATCTGCCGGTGCGGGCGTTACAGTAGCGATATCGCCATCCTGCGCAGGGACCGACCCCCAGCCGCTAGGATTGTATTCTTCCGCGTCTACTCGTTCAAGCGGTCTCATGAGTTACCGGGCTGAAGATCCAGCTCCGCTCCGGTAGCCGTGAACTTAATGGGGTCCGTGATACGGAGCTCGTAGACCCGGTTCCGGGACTGGCCGAGCTTATACCAGATTGATCGAGTGCGGAACGCGCCGATGGGACCGAGTGAACGCTGCAAGTAGGGCGACCATGTGAAGCCGAAATCGTCCGAGTAGCGCAGTTCTGCGATAGGATCCTGCCCGACCACAGGCGCACCATCCAAGCCCTGACCCATGGAGCCAGCGAGCTGGAAATGCTTATAGAACACACGATTCATATTAGCCGAAATGTGCGGAGCGCGGCGTATACGAACAATCGGACTTCCGTCGAAAGTCGTGTAGTCCATGTCCATTTGGTAGATGTTCCCATTCTGGTAGTCTCCAATGACATGGACATTATAGGCCATCGCATAATTCTCAGCACGATGACGCTCCTCGTTGCCACGGTTCAGGAAGATGCGCTCGCTCCACTGTTCGGAGGCTGCATCGTAGACCCAGGTCGTCTTGGCACCGGGCAGGTTCAGACAGTAGAAGACGTGCCCATTTTCCTGGTAGGTCCAAGCCGTGGCAGTAGAAAGATCAGCCACCTGCTGGATGGCGTATTCCACAGCGTGATTACTGATGCGCTTGGGGGTAAAGCCCTGCGCAATCCACACGATACCACCGGCCTTCGCACCACCGCCAAGCCAGACGATAGAATTGCTGAACTTCAGCGCCGTGGCAGGGGCCGCGCACCCATACTCGATGAATGCGCCATCAATGCGCTGGAAAGGGAAGTCGGCGTTGCCAGTGTTCCACCAGACTTCAATGGTTTCCTGCCCCATGAGCCAGACTTGGCGCATATTGGAAATCACAGCTACGACTGCATCTGGGGAGCCTTCTGCGGTTCCGAAGTCCAGACCATCCCACGAGAATCCATCGTAAAGCCCGGAGATACCGAACTGATTCAGGTTCGTAGTGCCTGCGATGAAGTAGCCATCCTGGAAGACCACGGTCGTAGCAGGCACGAAGAACTCATTGGTGATCTTCGTCAGTACACCGGTGACCAGTGAGATGATGTAGCCAGCTTCACCATCAACGATAATAAGCTGGGTGCCGTTGTCGGCCATGCTCACAGGACCGGTGGACGTGCCAATAGTCCCGGCCAGGGCACTCTCCCACGCACCATTCACGATGGCTACGCGGTAAACCCCATTTCCAGAGACAACGGCAAGCCGACCCGAGGACGTGAACCACATTCCGCGAATGGGGCCGGTGCCAAGGGTCAGTAGAAGTTTGTAGCCGGGAACTTGCACCAGCGCAGCGACTTCACCGTCAGCCTGCGTGGATAGCTCATTCACTTCGGGATACCAGTTCACACACCGCTGACAGTCAGCCACCACTGACTGGAGGGTGTAGCCAGGGCCGATGAACCCAGCGAACCTCATTACTTACCCGTCAGCCAGTTGAAGGCGGCAGGAGGCGATAACAGGGCGGGGTCGCAGTCCAGATAGAGCGGCGTGGAGTTGATCCGCTTGATGTGGGCCAAGGAGTCAATGGCGATCTGCTGCACCACAGGACTCGGGACGATGCCATACTCAGCGGAGAGCTCCATCGCCAAGTTGTAGGCGATAGCACGCTCGTAACCGGGCGGCAGGCTGAGGTCAGCGTTGATGTCAGCCAGCGCGAGCACCTGATTCCAAGTCCACAGGATCAACTTGTTCGCCAGGGTCGGGATAGGCCAGAGGTAAAGACTCATGTTGGGGTAGTCACCCGTCGAATACATCTTCGTCGGATAGGTGCTGGTGAGATCCTTCACACCAATCTCGGACCACTCCTCATCCTCAATCTTCTTGATGGGCAGTTCGATATTCGGTGTGGACTGCAGGACTTTCAGCAACGCGCGATCAATCGTGGTCGGACGAAGCTGCGGGGTAACGGCGATGTTCCCAGTAGGGCCAATCGTGTAGACCTGCTGGCCCGGAACAAGCTGATACTCATCGAAGTTCTTCGTATAGACGTTCAGGCTATCGATGTTCCACGCTTCCAGCATGGAGTTCAACGCCTGAAGACCGTCCGCAGCATCACCAGCAGGCAAAGGCGTTCCCTGAGCCACGGCGCCGAGAAGGCGAACCGCTCGTGTGATGATGCTACGGACAGTGGTCATCTAGTTCTCCTACTTACGCTTGGCTTCGGCCATCTGCTCAGCCGAGGGAGCGGTGAAGACACCGTAATCGGCGGGCGTGTCATACCACCCATCCAACTCCTCCTCTTCCTCTTCGGAGTGGACCACGAGGGGCTCGTAGTCGGGGTGATACATGTAGCGAGGATAAACCTTTTCAGCCATTGTAGCTCCTACTGGAGAAGACCGTTGGCCTGGAGCGCGGTGAGGCAGGCGCGGAGCGAGGTGACGATCGCGTCGGCCTGGGTCTGTGAATAGCCGTAAGGGGTCGAGTTGGTCGCGGCAGTCGCAGCGGGCAGCGTGATGGCGGCGGCGCGGGCGACGGGGGTCTTACCGTAGAAGCCGACGAGGTCGGTCGTGCTGGGGCCGAGAACGTAGCCCTCAGGAGTGGACTGACTGGCGATCTGCGTGCTGGAAGTAACGATATTCGGGTTAGCCATGTTGAATTTCTCCTAAAATGCCCCGGCCGAGGCCGGGGCGCGAGTGGTGGAGGGTTAGCCCTGGACGCGGCAGGCGAGTTCGGGGTAGATCGCAGCCCAGCCGTAAAGAACGTCCAAGCGGCAGGGGAAGATGTCGTTCACGATGTCGTAAGCGCGGATCATGCGCACAGACAGCCCCAGCTTCTTGGAGCTCACACGAGCCGCCATGTCCACGCCACCGGGGAGGGGCATGTCAGCGGAGGCCAGGGTGAAGGCGGCGGGGTGATAGACGAGGTTGGTGGAGGTCACCTGATTGGCGGTGCCCAGGATGGTCAGGGCGGCACCGTCGATCGGCATGGTGTCGATGGTCTGGAACTGGCCGGAGGCCACCAGGGCGGGGCTGACGGAGACGGAACCGTTGCCGGAGCTGTCGGAACTGAAGTCAGCGGTGACCACGAACTGACGGAGCTGGGTGGTCTTCTGGCGGGTCTGGGGGTTGACGCCGTAGACGTTGGCAATGGTGAAGATGTCACCCTTCTTCAGGCGACTGGCAGCGGCGGCGGTCCAGCCACGAGTCACGACCGTGTTGCCAGTCGTGCCGGACAGAGTGCAGAGCGGGGTGCCGCCGAGGGGGCCGACCTGATGGTTGTAGACGTTCTGGTCCATGCTGAAGCGCATACCAGCGGCAAGGCCCATGCTTCCCTGCTCATACTGATTCTTGATCTGCTCAGAGCTCTGGAACAGGCCCTTCAGGCCCTGAACCATACTGGCCTGCGCCCAGGGGCTGAGGACAGCGGACAGAGTTCCGTCCATGGGGCAGGCCTCATCGGCCAGCTTGGCGTTGGCGTTGAGGAAGGCGCTCAGGTCGGAGGGAGGAGTCGCAGGGGTGCCGGTCGCGTTGTAAACGGTCTGGTAGAGAGCGAGACCATCACGGTCGATCTTGTTGGCGACCACGGCCATCGCGGGCTTGATGAACCGCTTGCTGAAATCGTCGATGTTCAGCAGGAGATCCTTGGAGCTGAACTGGATATCCACGCCGAACTGCGTGGTCAGGGTCACGGGCACGCTGGTTTCGGTGCTATTCTCGATCTGCAGCGTCTGGCCGGTGCGGCCGACGTAGCGAGGGGGCTTGCGGCAGTTCACGGTATCGCCGACCTTCGCGCCTTCGACGGCGAACTTGTCGGAGTAGTCGCGGTTCACACCCTTGGCGAAGGTGAGGTTGTTCTCCAGGACCATCGTGGCTTCGCGAGTGATGGTGCTGATGGTAAGAAGAGTGTTACTCATTTAAGAGTCCTTTCAGGATTGTTTGGCTCGCCAAGCGCGGTATTCGTCGAGGTCCATATCATCGGGTGACTTCTCACCACCGGACCCCTTACCGCCCTTAACAGGAGCGATGGGTTTCTTGGCCTGTGTGACTTTGACTTCGGGCTTCGTTTCTGCGGCCTTCAGCAGTCGATCTTCGATGAGACCGAGCGCCTTCGCCGCAGCGATAGGGCCTTTCTTGGAGATTTCAGCAAGTTCAGCAGGGTTGGAGGCGAGGTAATAAAGCAGTTCGCCACCAATTTCCGACTCCACCAGCACTTCGTTCACGATGGGGCTGACGGGCAGATCCTGCTCAAGGAGCTCGGCGAGGTCGGGGTGCGCCTTGTGCGCCAACTGAACCCGTTCCTGCCAAGAAGAGACCACAGCCTCTTTCTTCTCCTCTTCCTTGACCTTAACCGTTTCGGCCTTGAGTTCAGCGATTGCATCCTTCTTAGCCTTGGCAGTTTCGAACTTGACTAGTGCGGCGATATACTCGGCCTGAGACTCGAAGAACAACGGATCGGGTGCCTGTTCTTCAGGAGTACCTTCAACCTTCGGAGCCTTGAACGCATTGAGTTCAGCCTCAAGTTCGCGCTGACGGGTGACCAGCTTGTCGATTCGCTTTTGAAACCCGCCCCTCTTCTTTACTACGGGTGCTTCTTCCTCTTCGTCGTTTTCCTCCTCAGTAGTTTCTTCTACCTTGGGGGGCGCTTCTACCTTCTCCTCTTCTTCAGGAACCACTCCGGTCGCGGACAGCACCTGTTCTTCGGTGTCGGTAGTAGAGGAAATCGAGATGTCTGACATGGAATTCTCCACGAATTACCCGGTGAACTCGCCGGTAAGTTACTGCTGAAGAGGCGGGCCAGCCGGAGATCCCAGGCCATCCAAGCCACTTGCATCAGTGTAGGTCGGTTGAGCCCCAGGCGCAAGGGTAGATTGCGTTCCAGGGGCGGTATTTGGCTCACCGGCACCCTGCTCGCCGGCCTCGGACTCGTCGGCTTCCGCCTGACTGTGTTGTAGCTGAAGATCGAGCCACTTTAGCTCGTTCTGGGCAAGGACGTGTGCGTCCTTCTGGTCTACTTTCATCGTCTCAATCAGGAGCTGATTGCGCATCTGGGCAAAGGCAATCTTCTCCTTGCTTTCCCTGTCCTCTTCCTTCTGCTTGTTCTCATCTTGCGCGTGGTTCAGCGCCTTGGTCTGTGCATCAATGAGTTCCTGCATATCCTGGATCTTCTTGATGGCTTCGGGCGGCATTTCCTCGTTACCCTGCTCGTCCGCAGCGTAGCCAGGAGGCAGCGTCTTCTTAAGGCGCTCGGAAATCTCCAGGGCACCTTCCCAATCCATGTTGCCCACCACGATATCACCCGCAACTTCCATGAGTTTCGGGTAGTTCTGCGAAAGCTGGAGCATGGAGGCCAGGGCTTCCTCGCGCTTCGTGTGGTAGGAGGGACCAGCTTCAACAACGACGTCGTATTTCCCGACGCCCAGGGCGTAAATCCGCTCCACCTTCGTCTTGGGGTCAACTTCGCCCGTAGGACCGTTGACCTTCACCATTTTCTGCCCGCCATCCGGCGCGATAATGCGCACAATGCGTTCGGTGTCGTAAATCTTGGGAATGAGGTCCACTAAAATCCGCCCAGCGTGGCGGATGGCCCGGGTCATGTTGTCAATGTAGTGGAAATTGCTGATCTGGCCCTGGTGCTGACGGGCAAGAATGGCGCGGCCCGTCTGCTCGTTGCCCTGGTCGCCCAGGCCGGAGGCGTAAATGCCAGTCGTGGCCTTCAAATCATCACGGCTCGCGAGGCGGGCGTGGTTGATGGCCTGGATGGGCGGCTCATACTGATTGCGCTGGGGCGGCGGGGCGAGGTTTCCAGCGACGGTCTTCGGGTTGTATTCAAGATAGGCCAGATTCTTGCGATTGGCGGAAGTCCACTTCTCCTCGTAGCCTTCGAACTGCCCAGCCACGCCGATGAACGGCGCTTTCGGAGCCAGGGCGATCATTTCCGTCTCGGCGCTCACCCAGTAGTTATACATTCGGGCAGGATCCTTGGCATGGCGCACGATGCCTTCAAGAATCCGCTTGCCGTTGACGTCCAACTCGTCGCCCAGCACAGGAATCACAGGAATCCACTTGCCCAGCCAGTCGGTCTCGTCCAGAACCTCAATGCCGTTCATCTTGCACCACTTGACCTGAGGCACCGCCACGGTGCGCTTGGCCTTGATGCGATCCTGGGGCGGGTGCTGGTCCTCGGGCAAGTCCTCGAGGTAGCCCTTGGACCCGTCCACCAGCATCACGAGGGTCTTTTCTACGTAGTCCTTGTAGAAATACTCCACGACGCGACACCCATCCTTGGAGGCCCATCCGATGATTTGATCACCAATGGATTCCCAGTCGTTGGTTTGCGCCAGCTTGGACTTGGGGAACTCGCGCTTGTAGTCTTCCTCGGTGTAGTCCACGGCAATGAAACACCAATTCGCGTCGCTGGCGTCGGGCTCCTGACTCGCCGGGTCCATGTAAACGGTGAAAGGGTTCCGAATCCGCTTGAACTTAATGTCCTGGTCAAAGGACTGGTCGTCGGCATACTCAGTAATGAAGCGGAAGTAGCCGATGCCGCTGGTGACAGCCGACTGTCCAGCCGTATCATAGGCAATATCGGCGTCGCTGTCATACTCGATGTGCCGAATCATGCCCTGGAAGACCTCGGCGGTCTCCTTTGTGGCACCGTCGCCAGTGGGCGAGACGTTCACCGCCGCGCGATTCTGGCGTTGCTCGTTCGTTACCTGCCGGATGAACTGCGGCAACTGATTGATGGTGAGGCAGGGCCGGTTATCACCGTCGCGGTCTGACTTGATATTCCCGTCCCACTGGTCACCGGCGCGGAATTTCAGGTCGTCCAGCGCCTTCTTGCGGTTTTCCGACTCTGTTTCGGCTGCGAGTTCCCAGCGACCACGGGCTTTCGCCAAGAATTTCGTGTCATTCCGCTTCTCAAGCATTCATCCACCCCGTAGTGTTGAAGGAGTAAGTCACATACTCCGGATTCTTGGCTTCCTTCTTGAGCAGGCCGGTGCGGGCGACTTCACGGCCCGAGGCCACGAGGTAGCGGGTGCAGTCCATCAAGTGGTCAAAGTCCTTAACGACCTTGCCCTTGTCGTCACGGCGATACATGCGAAACTCCGAGAACCAGTTCTGCAGGCTGGCGCAGACTTTAATCTTGCCGGTGGACAGCCCCTGCCAAACCTTGTAGATCCCCGACTCCACACCGTTGTCCGCAGGCTGGAGTATCAGGCCATTGTCCTCGTAGAGCGTGAGTAGCTGCGTGCCATCGGCCTGTCCACGCCCACGGGACGCAGGGTCAATCACACCATGAATCCACTTGCCACGGGCATGGATGCCCTGGACGTGGACGATAGGTTCGGCCTGGGACCGGTAGTATTCGCTATAGAGGTAAAGCGTCCCAGTCTCCAGATCCCACGCGCCCCAAATGGCGGCGGTCCTGTTCCACCCGACGTCCAGCGCGAAGGCGCGGGGCCAGTGGTCAGGGATGCTGAAGTCCGGGCAGGTGATCTCGCTCTCGAGCACAGGGTAGATGGCACCGCTACCGAGCTGCGGAATCCCCTTGGACCGGGCATCACGCTGGAACGGTGGGATGGACTCCCAGAGCTCGGCCTTCACCTTGTCGCTTAGGTGTGGCGCATCGTCCCACGTTGCCATGACGACATACTTGCTTGAGTTCGGGGCCGACGGGTCGTCGATGGCGCAGTCGTCCTTGAGCCGCCCACCTGGGAGGAAGTCCAACACGACCTCACTCATCCCCTGGAGTGGGGTGAAGGTAAGGAGCATGATCCCATCGTTCGTCATCGTGCGGATGAGGCACTCGGTGTGGATGGCGAGCGGCGGCTCCTCGTCTTCTAGGATCACGTCCTGCTCCGTTCCCTCGAACGCCTTCCGCCCCTGCTCGTATGACTTGAACTCGAGCTGGCTGACCCCGCCCCACCGCGACGCGACGTAGATGATCGACACGGAGTCGGCGACGCCACCGGCAGCGGTGACCTTAACGATCTTGTCGTGCGGTATAAGGCCCTCACCCCAATGACCCACAGGCCCAAGAATCTTATCCTGCAGAATCTCTCGGACTTTCTGCTGGCTGACCGCGCAGGCCCACGCCTTGATCGGCTTGTGAAACTTCCGGCCCACCCACCAGTCCGGATAGTCGCCCGTGAGATGCAGCGTGAGTTCATACAGGCCCACCCCTTCCGTCTTACCCACGCGGTTCGCAGCGAGCATCAGCCGCTGACGGTGCTTGGCCCCGGCAGCGAAGAACTTCATGTGCTTGACGTAGAGCTCGCGGCGCAGCGGCCCGGTATCGGGGTAGTAGCTCTTGATCTTGTTACGCTTCCTGCGATTCGCCTGCTCCTGGAGGAGGGAAAGCTGTAGGAGGCGTTGTTCTCGTGTCAGTTCGACCTGCGCTTCCGGCGTGATCTTCGCGTTACGCACTTCCGGGTCAGGGTTCAGGAACACCACATCGTCGACGAAACTCTCGTCCGTCGGCTTAGGCGGCGCTTTCTTCCTCGCGCTCTTGATCGCTGGCCTCGGCTTCGTCGTCAGCGAGCGTGCCATCAGTCCTGCCCAGTCATCAAGGCATTGATCTTCCGGGCCAAGTCCTCGTCGCTCAGCTCGTCGGTGGGGTCGATCGTCTCCACCTGCTGCGCGGTGAGCTTGGGTGCGAAGTAGTTCGCGCAAGACGTCGCGGCTTCAACACGATCGGTGAAGTTCGGGTAGTAGGTTCGCTCGCGGAGGGAGCCATCCTGCTGTTCCTCCACCAAGTCGATTCCCTCGCCACGAGCAACGCGAAGCAAGAACTCATGGGGGAGCTCACCCGTTTCGCGGGCTCGCTTCCGCGACTCTTCAGCCCAACGACCAGTCGCGCCTTTGCCCCTCGCTCCAAGCCCTGTGCGTGCGCTGAGATCTGCCATTGATGAACTCCAAGACTGAACACAGGCGAAGAATCAACATTCCTATGAGATTCCGCTCCGTAGATACACATTATACGCTCGAACGAGTAAAGAAGCAAGGGCTAGGTTTTCATCGTTTCATCGTAGCGCAACTGATTCGTTACGATGAAATAAAGTTCTCTGGCCCCAGGAACGATGGAGGCGACGCCGACCCCCGATTCGCATAAGGGGTGCCCCCGGAGGGAGTGATCAGGCACGAAGTGCTCAGTTCCATAGGCATGATCTGCTCATTCAGCACAGATCATAGAGCAGATCATGCAGCGTGACAGAATACGGCACCACAATGAGGCAGAATGCCTCGCTGGCCCGGGCCTCGTAGCAGAGTGCAACGTGGGCAGATCATGCCGTTGCTCTTCGCATCATGGGCACAATCTGTTATGCAAACTCTGCCCCTTTTATGCACGACCTCGGCTGTCCGGTAAACAGAAGGCAGAATATGCGTATGGAGTGTTATAGGCTCATTCATCGGGCAAATCCCGCCGGACAATTCACAAGACACTGAGCATAACACGCCTAGAGCCAGCACTTAGCATTTTGATCAGTGCAAAGAATGCCCGAATAAAAATTGTGTAAAATGGGGATGCACCCTGCCGCCGCTGCAAACATTGCACTTAGAGCCCTGATATTACACATTTACACATTACACTATATTTTTAAAAATAAATAAAAATATATAGTATAGGGTAAGTATATATGTAAAGGTTTGGGCGCAGTGTAAATGCGTAATGTGTAATATCGTGCTATGTAACACGACCAGCACCAGCACTTGCAAAATAGATCCAAAGCCAATTTTACACATTAATTTTTGTCGTTTTGTAGGTGCGGCAAATAGGGCACTTAAAAGGCCAAAAAACGCTCATTTGTCATATAGCTCGTAACATTGCACTTACGCGCCGCCCAAGAATTACAGCACCATTTTGCATCTGGCACGTTTACTGCTACGCGTGCGCGCGTTCCACTTATTTGCGCCTGTCGCGCCAGCATTCCCACGAGGCTATATTCCCCCACAGGAATTGAAAAATAAATGTAATTTACCCCTTGCGCGAGTTTCCATTATGCCGTATCCTGTATTTAAGCAAGGGACGGCAATCACGCCAGCCCAGCCCCCAGGAGCCTACCATGGCCAAGAAGACCGCCGTCACCACCTCCACCCCTGCCGAGCAGGCCGCCACCGCCTCCCACGACGCCTCCCACGACGCCTCCCACGACGCCCCCAAGGCCGAGCAGGTTGCCACCACCGCCAAGGCCCCCAAGGTGGCCGACCAGCCGATCACCCTGCTGGTGCAGGTCAACCCCAAGCGTGGCAAGAGCGCTCCCCGCTACGAGCTGTATCGCACTTGCGCCACGACCCACGAATACATCAAGGCTGGCGGCTACAGCGCGGATCTGGCCTGGGACACCCAGCGCGGATTCATTAAGCTGGGCTGATCCTACCCACCATACCACGAGCCCCGCTTCGGCGGGGCTTTTTCATGTCCGGTTATATTCCTCAATGCACATATTCCCTTATGCGCGTATGCAGACTGGCGTGCATATTCTTGCCTCGGCATATTCCTCTTTGCGCCTATTCCTAAGATCGCATGAGCTCGTCATACGTGAATAATCCAAGACGATTCCTCCCATCCCACATCACCTATTCCGTATGGTCTGCGAGAGAAATGCTAAGACGTGAGAACCCCTAGCCCCTCTTTGCCAAAATCAATTACGCGGGCAGTTGAGTGACTACGCAGCATCGGCGCAAATTTACTGCTATCCATTGTAATTTACCCCTTGCGCAATGACCTCAAAGACGTTACCATTAAGTATAGGGTAAGCCACCCTCATGGGAGCCTAACATGGCGAAGCATATGCGACTCACCACAGCCCCCAGGCGCACCGTTCGCATCACGAACGCATCACGCTTGGCTTTCCAGTTTGACATCACGTTCTACGGGTGGGTGTGATGATCACGACCCGCGACGCCCTCAAGAACATCGCCTACAAGCTGGAGCAGGTAGACCTTCGGCTTGAGATACTCCAGAACAACCCCGAGCTCTTCAATACCTCCACGTTGTGCGATATGCGCAGTGAGCTGGAAGATTGTCAACATATCATCGCCGAAACCAAGGAGTTCTCATGAGCATCGAAATCATCAACCTGAACCCGCCTGCGCAGGCCCCGCACCGCTGCGAAGCCACGACTAGCGAAGCCTACACGTTCCTCCCCACCGAGCAGATCAGCAAGGCGCTCATGGACCGGGGCTGGGGCATTTCCTCCGTTGTCAACACCAAGACGAAAGCTGGCTGGCGCAACGGATTCCAGAAGCACATGGTCAGGTATCGGAACCAGGGCCAGATGCTCAAGGTCGGAGACCGCGTGGCCGAGCTCTTGCTCGTGAACTCCCACGACGGCACCTGCACCTACCAGTTCAAGGGCGGTATCTTTGAGTTCATCTGCTCCAACGGCCTCATCGTGTGTAGCCGTGAGTTTCCTGGCATTAAGATCACGCACCTGGGCACCACCCTGCACGATGTGATCGACGCCAGCATGACCGTCGCCGACACCCTCCCCAAACTCATCTCCCAGGTCAACATCATGGAGGCCATCGGGATGACGTCCAACGAGCGTGACGCGTTCGCCCGGGCCGCTATCGCGCTTCGCTACGGGCAGGACTCCCCCATTACGCCCGACCTCGTGCTCAAGCCCCGCCGCCAGGAGGACGCCGCCCCAACCCTGTGGAAGACGATGAACGTGGTGCAGGAGAACCTCATGCGTGGCGGGTTCTATGCTCCCCATCGCGCGGGCGGCTGGCAGCCGACGCGTAAGGTTGAGGGGCTGGAGATGAACCTCAAGGTGAATGAGGGCATCTGGGAACTCGCCGCCGACCTGATCCGCTAACGTAAAGATTGATCTTGCCCATCTGCGCGACCCTCAAGGAGAACACATGGGACATTATGTCCACATTCATGTTTGCTTCGCTTGCGATACCAATGAAGGAGTCGCAGCCATAGCCCGAAGACATCTTGCGTCTGTCCCCGAAGGTTGCCGTGAGGAGCGTTGGTTTCTTGCGGATCTGTCTGAACGCACCGGAAGCAATCAGGGGCCGAAGGGTGGGCTTTCATTATGGGGCTTGGTCGGGAACTACACGAATGAAGATAAATTCGTGGAAGTTCTAAAGCCGTTCTGGCTAGAGGTTTTGTCGGGAAATGTTGAAGGCGGCCCATGCTCCCATGAACGCATTCTTGTTTTCTCCGAGCACGAACAGTCCGAACGGACCCAAGCGCACGAAATATACGCAGCGGAAGGCGAACTAGTCATCAAGAAGCATGGTTGCCCATTCCAATTTGCGCAGTTTTAGATCCTGTCCAGAATCGAGCCGCCCATGAACATCATCCGAAAATGCCTTTGCCGCTGGTTCGGCATCCATGACTGGCGATATGCCAGCACCATCCGGGAGTTCAAGGCCGAGAGCCGCGCCCGTTGCCAGTGGTGCGAGATGCGCCAGTGGACCCGTTTCAACTGATCTTGTCCA